TGACTTGTCACTTTGGTATTTGTTCTTGGGTTTTCACCCTCACAAGGTAGACCTATCAACATTCCGACACGGAAGAATCAGACATTTGGCTTCAGCACCCCCTTGCAGAGGTGCTTAAACTCTTTGTCCACAGTCTTCATTAACGGATCCATACGAGTCACTCTGGTCACTGACCAAAGAGTCTCGTTCGGATTATCGACGAGACGCACTGCCTTCTTAAATCTTTTAAGGAGGCGCTGCTTCTCTATAGTATAAGAGAAACGCCTCGGCTTGAGATGGAAATCTCGAGCTGATGCTCTCTCTAAGTTCGAGGCGATTATCCCATCGAGATGAGGACACTTGTCCTCATCTCGAACAGACGATCGCCACTTTATATTGTCCATCTTGCGTCGGACCTCTTCCATAAAAGGCCCAACGCGTAGAAGACCGGCAGGAACAGTTAGACCGGGCATATCCTTCTCTAGGACTGCCCAGTACCATCTGCTCTCATATAATGTTAGATCACGCTTAGGGTCTTCGGGAATCATCCCGAGGCCCCCAAGCTGAGCTGGTAAATAAATTGGAAGCTTCTTTTCCTTCGCGAATCGGAATTCGCGAGGGAAGAAAAGCCCCAATAACTTGTTCGTGATCTTCGGATCCACACCTCGCCGAAAGGCTTGGTCTGAAATCGAAGAAATCACCCCGTATCGGTCAACATTTCCGGAAGTCACGAATGACTTCACAGAAAGAGTTGGCACTATATGTAGGCCATCATCTCGACGGAAGTAGCACGCTTCGCAAAACGTGCCACCGTCCTTCGATTTGAATGACTTTTTGACATTGACTTCGAAACCTACAAAACGGCACAAGACATGCCACCGTTTTATCTGTTTCTCAGTCCAGTAGGCAAAGATGTCGTCCCCTTTGTGGATAAAATCCCCAGAAGGGTCGACCTCTAAGCATATCAAATGATGGGTGACATCCAAGAGACTCCACGAAAGTGGTAGTCCCATGAATGCACCGCGTCGCGTCGGCTTACCTTCTACCGTGAAATGGTCAAAGACCAGATCAGGGGGGAGGGAGAGCCTCATACAGAGAGTCCTCAACCAGGCGAAGCTGAAAGTATCAGTCGCCTTTTTGAGGTCCCCAGAAAATACAACATACCCCACCTTCTTCTTCCATGGGAGGAAGAGGGGGGGTTCGTCGACAATGGTCCTCCCGAAACGGACTATCCTTGGATAGACGATTCGACGGAAGACATGTGCTCGGGCTACACGGTATGGGTCGTTTTTGGTGACGACCCGCACCTTATAGCCTCTTTCTTTAACTCCCAAGACCACAGAATCTGCCACGGCAGGTTTGTGGGCCTTGGAACCATAACGACGTGTGATCACGCGAGACCAGTTTTTGCGACTGGTCTCGCTGTTCACTGTCAAAATTGGAGCCTTCGGGTCGACGGGGCGAAGGATCTGGTATTTCTCCAGATCCTTCGCC